GCGGCGATCACCTCGGCCTGGATTTTGTCGACCTGGGCGGTGAGGCTGTCGATCTGTGTCTGCTGATCAGACATTGCTGCTCCTAAAGTTGAGAGTTGGTAGACGGCGAAACTCAAGGCGGCGAGGATCGCCGCGTCGAAGTAGTAGGCGTTCATGTCAGAGGACCGGGAGGTGGGCCGAGAGCCCACCAGCTAGAGCCCACCTCCCGGGGTCTGTCAGGCCGCGGCGACCGAGAAGGTGCCGCCGGTCAGCGATGCCGTGCCGGTCAGGCTGCCGCCGGCCGGAACGGTGACGGTGTAGGGGCCGCCCGCCGAGCCGGTGACAGTGAAATCGGCGGTGGTGTAACCGTCGTCGAGGGCGACCAGTGCGGACTTGACCGCCGACGCCGCAGCGTTGTAGGCGATCGTCGCGGTGGTCCGGCCGGCGAGGGTCAGCGTGAACGTGCCCGCCGACGGGCTGCCGAGGGTCACCGTGTAGACGGTCGGGACCGGTGTCCCGAGGTCGGCCCAGGCGGTGCCGGATACCCAGGTGTGCTTGATGATCGGCACGTACTCGCCGTCAACGTAGCCCATGAAATAGCCGTCCGGAATCGGCTTCATCGTCAGCTCGGCGGCTTCGCCCTTCTTGCCTTTGCGGCTGGCACCGATGTCGGTGAGCTTCGTTGCGGCGTAGCCGTCGACCTCGTAGAGCACCTTGCCGCCGCGCTGGCGGGCCGACACCAGCAGAACCTGGCGGTCGACGGTGTCGGAGTCCAGCGGCTTGGACCATCCGGCGTCGGCGCCGCCGGGCACCTCGACGAGATTGTTGCCGCTCTCATCGGTCAGGCGCAGGTTGTTACGCAGCCGGCGAAGGAACGGCTTCGCCGTCTCGACGCAGGTGAAGGAGAACGGCTCGTCGTCCTTGACCATCACGACGTCAAACGGCGCGTTGCTCTGTTCGATCATCTGCTCGTCGGAGTCGATCGACGGCTTCTGGCTCGGGCCGTTGCCCTCGGCGAACGCCCCACCCAGGTGGAAGCCCTCGTTGGTGGAGGTGTTGGCGACCCAAACACCGTTTTGCCGGACGAAGGCAAACAGGTCGGAACGCAGCTGCCCATCGGAGGCGAACGGCGACCACCGCACGCTGCCGTCGGAGTTGTGGGGGGAGATGTCGGTGGCCGCGCCGCGGGCGTCGCGGATCAGCACCGCCAGCAGGCCGGTCCTGTTGCTCTGGAAGCGGTTGTCGACATCGTTGTAGCCGCCGGCGTTGAAAGTTGTGCCGGTTGCGGGTCGCGTCATGTGACGTGTCCTTTCGGGTGATAACTGAACGCCGAAGGCATCCGGCGATGGGGGTGGTGGGCTGGGTGCGGCGGGAGCCGCGGCGCGGCACTAAACCGCGACGTAAGAGAGGCCCAGCTGGTAGCGGGCCACATACCGCACGACCCGCTCGTTGGGGTATTCCATGCGGCGGGGTTTGAGCAGCGGTGTCACATAGTCGGCGTTGGCGTGCGAGCCGTCCGACAGCGTCACCGTGGGAGATTGACGCGCCAGCAACGTCATTCGGCGATGCACGCGCCGGGCGGTGAGCTTCGCGGCCTGGGCGGCCAGCATCCCCGACCGTGCGGTGTCGAGGATGTCGAGCTGAATCACCGGGTCGTCGATGCCCTCGTTGGGGTCGTCCGCACCGTCGACCTGGGTCACTTGGCAAAACGGCAACACCTCATCGTTGGTGCGCTCAACCGCAGTCCGCAGCAACGGGGACAACCAGCGGACCACCATCTCCTCGGCGTCCGGGGCGTCCTCACCCAACAACGGGGCGCTCACTCTTGCCCGCCGATACCGTCGTCAAGGGTGCCGCCGAAGTGGGAGGCGGTGCGCTGCCCGGGCGCATAGGCGTCGGTCTTGCCGGGCTCGCCGGTGCCGAACTCAATCCACGCGGCTTTAAAGTCGGTGGCCCGTACTTTGCCCTTGCCGCGGCGGCCCTTTTGCACAACCTTGATCGAGGCGGCGTACGCCCCGGAATCGACGGGGGCCTGCGAACGCCAGTACGGCACAACCTCTCGGTTCATAAACTCGTTCAGCCCGGCATCCACCTCGGCGGCCTCGGCGATCGCCCGCTCAAAGTCGCTGTCGGACATGCCGAACCGGCCGAACGGGTTACCCATCAGCCGGCCTGCCGTTTCGCGAGGAGGGTGACATGGTGGGGGGTGCCGTCGATGTCGCACTTCGGCATAGGCGGGCCGTCGATCTGAAAGACCCGGCCCTGATAGGTCAGTTCATCGGCGGGCTTGACGGCCAACGCCGCCGCGACCGGCGGCACTGTCCACTTCCACACTTCGCTTGTGGTGTCGGTTTGGGCGTCGACCTCCGCAGTCGACAACACCCGGCCATGACAGCCGCCGACGGTGACGTTGGTGCGGGTCTCGCTCTGCAAACCGAGATATCCAGGTTCGCCGCTGGTGGTCACTGTCGTCAGGACAATCGTGTGGCCGCCGAAGGTCATGGCCGCGACTCCAGTCGGAACGCCGCCAGTCGGCCCGTGGGCAGGCCGGTTGAGGACTCCCCCACACCTGACCACTGATATTCAACGTCATCAATGCGTTTACGGATCATGTCGCCGCGGCCTGAGATCAGCGACGATGCATCAACGGCGGCCAGGACGGCAGCATCGAAGTCCGGGCAGATGTCGAACCCGTGACTCATCGTCACGGTGATCCCGCCGTAGGTAGACGTCCACGGCATCCGGCTGCGCTTACGCACCAAACCCCGCCCGGACACCTCAAGGTTGTCGACGTCGACAGCGACACCGTCCTCGGTCAACGAGACCAGTTCGCGCAGCGCCAATGTGGGCAACAGCAGGTCGAGCGTGCCGGGGCCGTCAATCGTCACAGTGGTCTGTGCGACCGGAGTGACATGCCAGCCGCACCAACGCCGTACCTGCACCAGTGCCGCGTCCAGCAGGCGGCTGGTCTCCTCGGCGCCGGCGGGCAGCCGGCCGCCGGTGTACCGATCGACGTCGTCGACGCTCAGTTCGGGCATCAGCCCGCGGCGCCCTTATTGACGGGGGTTCGCGACTTGTTCGCCGGGGTGCGCGACTTCGCCTTCACCGGGCTGGCGGGCTTGGCCGGCTCAGTGCTTGCCGTCAAGCCCCGCGCCGCGGCGTCCTCGTCGGACAGCCGCAGCGTGGTTTTCATGCCATTGACGACCACGTCGTAGCTCTTCAGCATTTGCGAATGTCCTCCTCGGAAGGGATTGCGGTGGCGGGCAGTTGAATTGCCCGCCACCGCGATCACTCTTGTTTTTAGGCGGTCAGATCCAGCGAAACGAACGCGGTCGGACGGACCACACCGAACGCCAGCCGCTCCTCGGCGAGGATGGCCACCATGTTGCGGATGAAGAAGTCCGCATGACTGTCGGTCATCGTGACGGTGGTCTGCTCGCGATCCCACAGCACCGCCTTCGAGAAGTCGCCGAGCAGGCCAACACCTTCAGCCTGGGACTCCGACTCCACGACCGGAACACCCCAGATGGTGCGCTGACCGATCTGCTGCGGCCCGCCGTAGTAGTAGCGGTTCTCGCCGTCCTTGGCCAAGTCGATCCGCTCGGCGTCGGCCGGGTTGAGGACCAGCGCCGTCGGGTTGACACGGCCCACCGTGCGGGCCTTCGTCACACCCTTGCGGATCGTGGTGAACAGGTCGGTCGACCATGCCTGGGTTTGAATACCCGAGGTGTTCACGATGCCGGTGAAGTTCTCACCGGAGCCGTTGCCGTTGAGGATCTGATCCTCTTCGGTCTCTTCGACGTCGGCGGCCAGTTCGTCGTTGATCAGCCCTTCGAGCTGGGCGACGTCGGCCAGAGCCCGCTTGGTGACCGGAACCCACTCCGCGATCGTCTTGACGACAGCAGTCGCGACCGCGAACGCCCACGCGCCTTCGGGCTTGTAGCCGCCGCCGGCGTTGTTCACCAGAGCCGCACCGGCCGCCAGCGAGTTGCCGTCCAGCGCGGGCAGCGCCGGGGGCGCCGACGAGGTGGCCTCCGCGACGACCGCCGCGTTGTTGGTGTGACTGGTTTGCTGCACGAATTCGACGGTGTCGCTGGTCGTGCGCCGGTTGGATACCAGGTTGCGGATGGTCAGCGGTTTGCGGCCGAGCAGTTCGACGATGTCGGTGCGCTCGTTGACCACGAACGCGCCCGCGCTGGTGGAGCTGGCGCCGGTGAACAGAGCCTTGACCTGAATGGGCGAGGTCTGGACCCGCGACTTGGCCGGGATGCGGCCCTCGGGGAATCCGGCCAGCATGGACTTGAACTCGGGCGACTCGACCACGGTCAGGCCGAGGGACTTAACCCGGGCCTTCACGTCGCCGCCGTCCTTGTGGGCGCCGACCTCGGCGGCGAACGCCGTGGCCTGCTCGATGACAGCCTCGTCGGCCTTGACCGCTTTGATGCCGTCGAGAACGTCCTTCAGGGACTTCATCGCGACGTCGTAGATGCCGCGCTCGTCGTCGGTCATCTCACGGTTTTCTTCGGTCGCCTTCTGTGCGACCTCGCGCGCCTTCTTCGCTTCGGCGTCGGCGCGCTCCTTGAGCTGGATGATCCTGCTCATGTTGCTACCTCTTTCGGGGTTGGGAGTTATGCGACCTCGGCGTCGATTTCGCCGAGGATCGCGTCGATGTACGCCGAGCGGTCGACGGACGGGGTCGGGCTGGCCTCACGCGACGACTCCTCAGACCCCACATCCGACTTCGTGTCGGGGTCGTCGTTCGCCTGGCAAGACGGGCCGGACTCGCTGGCCTTCTGCTCGTCAGTTGTTGTGCCGTCGAGAACGGACAGCACACGGCCGATGGCCTCATGTGCGCTGCGTAGTTCGCTCTCGTTCTTGGCCGACAGCACGCGGCCAGCTTTCAGGTCGCCGGTTATGCGCTCGGCCAGCTGCCGAGCGTGCTTAACCGACAGAATCTCGGTTTCCTGATTCGCCCCCACCGTCACCACCGACACCTCGTAGAGCTTCACCTCGCGGATTTCGTAGATGTCGGCGCCGTCGAGCACCGCCGGCGCTCCAACGACGACGTCGTAGGCGAAGGACATCTGGTCGATGCGGCGGCCCTTGATCATCCGGTAAACCTGCTTGGCTTTCGGGGACTCCAAGTCAAGTTGCGCGGTGACCTTGAGCCCGACCTCGTCCTCCTCGGCCGACACCACGTAGCCGATGTTGAAGTCGGGGTCGCTCATGTTGTGGCCGAACAGCAGCGGGATCTGGTTGCCGGACTTCTGCCATCGGGCCAGATCGGGGGCGAACGCACCCTTGACGACAACGTCGCCGTAGGAGTCGACGTTGCCGAACACGCTTGCGTAGGCGACGAATTGACCCTCGGCCAGCCCGTCATCGGGGCCGGCTTTCAGTGCGATACTGGTGGCGTTCTTCGTCAACATGGGGTACTCCTATCCGGTGGGCGCCGGGGCGTCGGCCGGTGCGGCCGGGGTTGGGTCGGGGTCACCGTTCTGGGTGACATTGAGTGGGCGGATCAGATCGTCGCCGCCGTCAACGGGCGGCCGGTTATCAAGTGCGCGGGCCTCGTTGATCGTCATCGTGGGCCCGCCGACCGCCTTCTGTATCGCGTCAGCGCGCTCCTCGAAAGAGCCGGTGAGCTTTTCGCGCAGGTTGAACTCGGCGTAATAGCGTCCATCAGTGTCGAATTCGGAGATCAGCTGAAGGTCGATCTCCTCCTCGAACATCACCAGCCACGGGCCCAGGCAGTCTTGGTAGAGCATCTTGTGTTGCTCTGAAATGTTGGAAAAGGTGGCATGGTCGAGGATGCCGACCATCGGTGGGGGGATGTGATAAGCCGCCGCGACTTCCTCACGGGTCAGCTTGCGGCCCTCGACGTATTGCAGATCCTTGGCGGTCTGAGCCGCCGGGGAGAACGTCATCCCGTCCTCGAGTATCGGGGTGCCACCAGCGCCCGGGCCGCTGCCCGCGTACTGGGTCTGCCATCCCACCCGGAACCGATCCCGCGCCTCGACCGACCACGGCGGTGCATCCTTGGGCCGCAACAGATACCCGGACACCCGGGCCCCGTTCCTCATGATCTGCTCACGCATCTCCGAGCCGGTATGGGCCTCGCGCAGGATGCGGCGCAGGGACTCCAGCGGTGAGATTCCCACGTCAGAGTCCAAGCCGTAACCGCGGAAGTACACCACCTGGTCGGCGGGCACAGTCCGCTTACCCTTGCCGCCGGAAATCACGAAAGAATCAGGGGTGAGCCAGTTATCGCCGTCCGGCTTGATCATCGTCGGCGGGATCCGCACCAGCCCGGCCGTCGACCCGTCAAACTTCGTTTTCAGCCAATAAGCGTTGTCGTAGATCGCGAAGTCATGCACCAGAGAGTTGATGAACCGGTAGCGGGTGGTCCAGGGATTCGGCTGCCGCAAAATCCTGGCCACCGGATGATCACGCACCCGCTGACGGTCAGTGTCACTAACCCGCTCGTAAACCGGTAGGCCAAGCTGCGCGATGTTACGGGCAAGGAACGACACAACGGTGCGAACCGAATCCTGGGTCCGGAAAATCTCGGCGTAGTCGGCCGAATAGGACGCCGACAGCTGGATCCGCGAAGGTGTCGCGATGCGTTGGCGGGCCAAGCCCTGCACCGAGCCGGCGGTAGCGACGAACGCCATCAGCACCGCCTCTCGTCGTCAAAGTAGCTGGATAAAGTCAACATTCGCCCGGTCGATCAACAGTTCACCGTCGGCTGGCACCGGCTCGGCTCCCGGCTCATGCACGGTCGCGCCACGCAAAACCAGCGACACCCTGCACTCATAGCTACACACACCCGAGACAGCGTTGCCGCTCAACAAATTCACTACGACGTTGCGCTGCAAAACCTTGTCAGGTCGTCGACTAAACAACGAGCAGCTCACTTTCCTCGTAGGCCGAAACGGCGGGCGGGGTTGCGGTTTCGGCCGCCCACACCGCACCGATAAACGCTTTCAGTGGGGCGGCGTCCGTTGGGGACCGGGCAAGATCGATCACCCAAGCCCCTTGGGCGAGAACCTTCACCGCCGCCGAATTGGCCGCCGCATCTAAACCCGGGTGGGATAGATGCCGGATCCGGCGTTTGTCGAGCCGGTCAAAGGTGATCCCGGTAGCCGTACCGAGATCAGTGCCCGACCACTCGAGGAGTGGAATGCTGGCGGGAGTACCGTCGGGCAGCGTTGCGGCCCGAATGTCCTCAATCAGCGGTGTTTCCGGGGCCCCATTGGACTGGATCACCACCCCGGCGTACCGCTCCCGGTTCTCAATCAGCCACGGCACAACCCAGTCGGTCCCCACACGGTCGGCGGCGATACCGGCAACCGGCGCCCCGGACTCGTCGTGCGCCGCACGTGCTATATAGCAGCGCGAACGATTCCACGACATCGCCAAACACACCCACCGGCGGGCGTCCTGCGCCGGGGCCGAGCGGTCGTCGAGAGTTTCCCGCCACGACCCTTCAGGCCAGGGGCCGGCCTCGTCCATCGCCACCCACCGGCAAAGCACTTCAATCTCGAACTGATGGGGTGGGTTGGTTCTCAGCGCGGCTGCGATGGCCCGCTCGGTAACACAGTTCTCGACCACATCGGTGTGGTTCATCGAAGGGTTAGCCTGCGCCCACCCATATCGGTCGGTGCGTTTCAGCGTCGGCGCGGCCGACCACTCAAACCAGCCGAGAACCTGATCGTCAGCGGTTTCGGCGAGGTAAGCTTCCATCTCCTCATCAAGACCTTCGAGGATGTCGGCGTCGCCGTCGCCATCCGGCCACCCGAGCTCGCGGTGCGCCTGGGCTTTGAGATAGCGCAGCACCACCGACAGTCCGTCGCCGGCGTTCGAGAACGCCCACGCCTGCGCCCGCGGGCGGGCGTTCATCGTGTTAGTCACCGCCGACCACGAGTCCCACGACTGGTGCTCGCGCAGCTCGTCGAGCAGGATAAGATCACCGGAAAAACCGCGGCCACCCTTTCGGGACGCCGCCGCCACCCGGTACTGGCAGCCGGTGACCAACTTCATGTACTTCGGGTGCCCGAGACTGATCTTCTCGATCAGGTCGTCAAGTTCCTCGTCGGACTGCGCCCACTCCACCGCTTCCCCCCAAGCCTTTTCGGCGTTGGCGAGATCCTGGGCGGTGGCGATCACCGTCGGGGAATCCAAAGCGTAAATGTGCCACAGAGCAAGAATCAGCATCACCAGCGTCTTGCCGTTCTGGCGGCCGACACTGGTCATGACGTAGCGGAATCTGTACCGCGGCGGCGACCCGGGCGGATCGTGCTCGTCGGGCTCGGCCAGTTCCAACGCATGAACCAGCAGCCACCGCTGCCAAGGGAACAGCCGAACGCCGAGCACATCCTCGGCGAACGCGATCGCCGCGAAACCGTGTGAGGTTTCGGGCGTCAGCTCCCGTTTAGGCGGGGTGAAAATCCTCGGCTGCTCACAGCCCAGAATCACCCAGTCGCCTCCGCCGGCCGGCGCGTCATCTGCCGCACCGCCGCCAACTTCGACGACTTCGCATCAGCGCCCTTGCGGAGCTTGTCCAAAGTCTCAGACAGCCGGTGCGCCGCCGAAGCGTGCTGCGCCACCGCAGATGGGGTGTCCAACACCCGAGCCAACGAAATCGCCACCTGCATTAGACCTGGGCGGCTTCCCGCGGTGGATAACCCAGCAAGTTCAGCGATCACCGCCGCCTCCACCTCGCCCGGGCCAGCCGACTCCGGACTCGGGGCGGCTTTCGGCGCCGACTTCGCCGCACGAATCGACGTCACCGCACCGGGCTTAACTTTCTCCGCACGCCTCACCTGCGCGTATTGCTTCGCGTACTCGGCGTTTGCCACTTTGCACGGCTCGCACCGGCAACCCGCGTTATAGCGGGTCCGGGTGCCGTGCTGGCCGGTCATAACAGACCCCAAACGGTCGACATGTTCGACTCGAGCATCATCTGCCAAAACTTCCATTGCGCACGGGGTCTTTAACGCCGCTGGTCACAGCGATTTTGACCCCCCTCCCGGGGGTCAACAGTGTGATTGCTCTGATCATTAGGAGTTCCATTCGGCGAGGGGCCTCACCAGTCGGCGCGGACCCAGCGTCCGGGTGGTGGCTGGCCGGCGCCGTGGCTGCGGTTGCACTTGATGTGTTCGGGGCCGCGGTACTTGGTGCGGTCGGCGTCGTCGTGCCCGAGATCCCACGGTTCGCGGCGTTCGATGAGTTGGCCGCACCGCCAACAGTTGACAGTGCCGGAGGACACCCGGGGCTCCCATTGTTTGCGGAGTTTGCGGTGGGCGTTGCCGTAGCCGCGGTGGCTGGTGGATCCGGTGCTAGGCATCCTCGACGGCCATGTCGATGTCGATGCTGGCGCGGCCCATCCCGCGGGTGGTGATGGCCACCTCGATGGGCTGGAAGAGGCTCGAGCCCTCGAGTCCTTGCCGGATGGTCTCGATGAGCATGGTGAGCAGGGTGACGCGGGTGATGGATGCGGGGCGTTGCCCGGTCTTGGGTCGAAGCATCTCGGGTAGTAGTGCGACGAGGTCGTCGTCGGAGGGGAGGGCCATGTCTGGGACGTCAGCCTCGAAGGCGGTGCGTCCGTCTACAAGGATCTGTAGGTGTCGCATCACGCCGCCCGATGGGGGCATTGAGGATTAAGGCTGGATACGGCGGCGATGAGGCCGGGGCCGGCAAGTCTGGGTTTGTCGGTGTTGGAGTCGCGGAGCTGGGCGCCGAACAGCATTGTGCCGCAGGCTAGGCAATGGAATTCGACCTGCCGTGTTGGTGCGATGGTGGTGGAGTTGGCGCGTAGCGCGTTGAGTTCGGCTCGTGGGACGATCTCGGAGTCGCCGCCCTGTTCGATGAGGTGGATGATGGCTTCGGCGAACAGTTGGGCGATGTTGGCTGTGGGGAGGGCGGCGTCGGCGGCGAATTGTTCGGCGACTTGGGGGGGCAGGGTGGCGGCGGCGCGGAAGGCTGCGACGGGTAGCTGTATGGATCCTTGGCCGTCGACCCCGGGGTGGGTGAGGCCGGGTAACGCTTGGGTGAGTAGGTCTGTGATGCGTTGGTTGGGCATGAGTGGTGGGCTCCTGGGCGATGGAACGCGAAAGCCCCGCCATTCGGGGGGGTGATGGCGGGGCTTGGCGGTTGTCGGCCAGCCTTTTGGGCAGCACAGTACAACCGAGGTTGATGCTAGCACATCGGAATCACATTGTTGTGATTCATGCGATGACACCATCGGGGCGGGCGTATCCGAGCATCCGGGCGAGGAATGCGTACTGGCTTGGCTGCCATTCCGCTCCGCAGGCTCCGCAGCGGCACACCTCGACGGTGACCTGTAGGGCGGGTTGCCGGATCCGTTCGCCGTCGAGTTGACGGTATGCCCACTTCTGGGCGCAGCGTGGGCACGGGTTGGGCAGGCTTTTGGGTTTGTCGTCGACGAGGGTGCGGTATCGCTTGACCCATGCGGTGACCTGTTCGGCGATGTCGGTGACGAGTTGGACGTCTTGGGGGCGCCAGCGGTGGGCGACGACGTAGCGGAGCCGGTTAACGGTGGGGTGTTCGGGGCCGTGGCCGCGGCGCACCCATTTGCGGGTTTGGGTGTCGATTTCTTCGGCGAGGATGACGCCGTCGAGCCAGCAGGGGGTTTGCGGGCCGGGTGGGTGGTGGCCGGCTGATCCGGAGTTTGAGGTTATAGCGTCGTTGAGTTCGGTGTAGACGGAGTTGATCCACACGACGTTGCCGGCGAGGCTGGTTGGCCGTGGGTCGATGAGGGATGCTATGGCGTTCTCGAGGGCGATCCTGGCGGCGGGGAGTGTTCTCTCGTCACGGCGGCACTCAGTCACTCGGTCCTCCCAGTCCATTTCTCGTGCGTGGTGATAACTCGCCGTCCGTGTCCACGAATCGCTGGGCGGCTATTTCCGCCTCGGCCATCGCCCGTGCGACTGCCTCGCGTGCCCCGCCGGGTGGCGTAGGCGGGTGCCAGTATTCGCAGTCACACACGTAGCGGTCCTCAGTGGCCGATGCGTTGCGGTCGAAACCATGCGGGGCGTCAGGGCGTGGGTTGCAGTTGCTCATCGGTCACCCCGCTTGCACTCACCGGCAGCATGGGGACGCCCACACCGATTGCAATACGGTTCAGAACTCATCTCTGCGCCCCATCTGGTTGTGGACATAGAAAATCCCGGCCTGGAGCAGCCCCAGCATGTCAACGCTGTTGCTGTCCGGGGTGGCGAGGAACTGCCACGCCATCCGGCCATCACTCGTCAGGAATCGGCGTAACCGAATCTCCAACGTCACCAACGATTCCTCGGTGGGGTCTTTCATGGCTTCAGCAGCCTTCCTAAATGCACCAGCCGGCCGGTGAGGTCGGCCCGGTATCCGCCACGCTTCACGCACAACTGCCCGATGGGGGCGCGGCACTGATCGCAGCGCCGGCTCAGAGACTCCCGAACGATGGCGCTTTCAGGGTTGGTCAAGTCCTGCGGGAGCGTCGATATTGCCGCCTGGCTTCGACGCTGAGCCACGTTCGACCCATCCCCGGTGTCAGTCATTGGTCCACCCCATCGCCCGCCGCACAAGCGCCATCCCACGTTTCGCCGCGGAGGCGTAGTCCACATGGGGGCAGACACGGTGCCCTCGGTAGCCGTCGTCGTCGCACAGATCGCAGTGAGCGACAGCTTGGGCGCGGGCGATCACCGCTGCGGCGCGCTCGTAATCCTCGGATTCCCCATACCGGTTAGGCATTAGTCGCTGCCCCCCCTGTGCGCGTCACCCAACGTGACATAGCTACCCAAGGTGAGTTGTTCTCCGTAAGTACGTCCGTACGTACGTGCACATGCTCTATAGCAATGCTTGTAAGCAATGCTTGTAAGCAATGCTTAGATGCCATGAATGCGAGCCCTCCTCGCGTTGTCCCACCGCGCCGCAGCACCTTTCTGGGCACGCTCCCGACGCTTCTTCGACGCCTCATCCGACACTTGGAATTCGTCCCACCCGTTGATGAGCCAGCCACCCGGGGCGGGTTTCCAAAGCCCCACGTCGACAAGCTGTTTCGCGTCTGTCTTGGTGGCGTGGATGAACGGCAGGCACATCACCGGGAGGTAGCCGTCGGTGCCATGTGAGCCGGCGTAGGCCAGCCCGCAGACGTAGGCGAACGCGGCCCGGTGCTGACGGTTGGCGACCAGCTCCAAAATCTTCGGATTGGAGGCGAATTGGGTGTCCAAACGCACCCATGGCAACCCCATTAGGCGGTGTCCTTTCGTCGCGTTTTCATGCCCGGGCAGCCCTCGGGGTGGCCCATTGTCTTGATGTGCCAGCCACAATCGGCGCACCGGCCGCGTCCTTTCGGCGGGGTGTAGCCGATGGCCCGCCAAAACTTCTGCTGCTCGGCGTAAGTGGTCACGGGGCCTCCTTCACGCACCAGCAGGGCACCAGGTACGAATCGCAGCCGGCGTCTTTCACATCGCAGTTACAGGACGCGATCAGTTCATCGGCGCCACAACGCCCGTCGTGGTACTTGTGGCCGCATGTCAGGCACAGGTCATCGGTCAGCATCAGAAACACACCTCGTCGGCGTAGTCGATGCGGGCCTGGTGGGTGTCGCACACCGGGCGGTCGGGGAGCATTGTGTTCACGCACGGTTGGTGGCGGTCAGCGGAGCAGTAGGGGCAGCCGACGGAGAGGTAGTACCAATTCACGATGCGGCCCCAAATAGCTCAAGCTGGTCGCCGACGACGTGTGAATCCCCTGTTAGCCCCAACGCTTTCGCTAGCACGACGTGCTGCCAGGCGACGATCCGCCAGTACTCGGCCCGCTGCTCGGCCTCCTGCTCGACGGTGGCAGGGCAGATTTTGTCCCGATCCATAGGGAGATGAGTGTGCTTCCGCTTGTCTCTGCACAGCCGATACCCGAGGACGGCGTTAGCGGCGCCAGCGTCCCGGCAGGCGATCAGCCCGGCTTTGATATCGGCGGGAAGCTGCGCGGCGTAGCGGTTGATCTCGGCGGCTTTGATACGAACGGGGGGGCAGTCTTGGGTGCGGGCCGTGATCGTTCCACCGTAAGTTTCAAAGCCGCAGCGGTGAAGCCACTCTGGGGCGTCGGGCAGGTCAGCGCACCGCCCTGTTGTTGAACCCCAATGGGATTGCATGAGCGCGGACACGCCCTCGGGTGAGCACAAAGCGTGGACGATCTGCCATGTCCCCATATGGAGCAATAGCCAACGCTGGTCAACACTGAGCGTCACAGCACCCTCTCCCCCAGATCGGGGTGAGTGACACACGACGGGCACCACTGAGCAATGAACAGGAAGCGTTGGGAGGGGCCGCAGGTGTGAGCCCACCACCGTTGACAGCGGGTGCATTGCGATGACGTCATCCGACCACCCTCGCCGGCCAGGAGCAGTAGCCGTAGCAGTCCAAACCGCACACCACACACACGTCGGGCTGGCGGTTCCGGTAGTCCTGCACCGCTCTCTCGTGGGCGCGGTCCCGCTCCGCTTCCAACTCGGCATCCGATGGGGTGCCCTGCGGGTAGACGTGGATCACAGGCCAATCACTCACTTGACCACCCACCTGTAATGCTTGCCGCAGTAGGTTTTGCGGCTCCCGTCGAGATAAACCAGCGCCCACACCACGTCCCCGGCGGCGACCCGGCAGCCCATCACATGCGAGCACGGCGTCGGATGGACGGCGTTGTGGGTGTACAACGTTGGGGGTAACTCGGTCATCGTCATCACATCCACGGGGGCTCGGTGTCGTCGTCGGCCACGAACGCGCCGACATTCGGGGCGGGCGGTTTCGCGTTCGCGGCGCCCTCGTCGTCGAGCCACCGCCACTCCCCCCGCCACAACACTGGGGCTACCGAAGGGCTGTGGTGTTGCCGCACAAGCCACCCCATCCGATAGGCCTCTGCCCGGTAGCCCTCAATCCAGAGATGGCAGGACACGCACAGGTCCAGTGCGTTGGCCGCGGTGTTCGTGTCGGCCGCGGTGCTGCCACCCATACCTCGGGGCCGGCGGTGATGCACCTGCACCGCCTGGTGTCCACAAACCTCGCAATGCCCACCCGAGCGGGCGCGGATCAGATCGCGGACAGGCTTCGGGAATCCGGTCACAGTGCCACCGGATCATCAAACAGCGACGGGGCCTTGAGCTCAGCCTCTAGCGCGGTCAGATTGTCGACAGCGGTACGCCAGTACGACGGCTTCAGTTCGATGCCAATCGCTCTGCGCCCCAACTTCACGGACTGGTATAGCTCAGACCCGATACCGGCGAACGGGGTAAGAACCAGCTCGCCGGGATTCGACCACAGCCGGACGCACCGTTCGATGAATCCCAGTTGCAGCGGGCAGATGTGGCGCTCATCGGCGGAGTCCTTCGCCACCCGCGTATTCAGCGTTTCGGTTTCCTTGATGCCATACCAGACGGGGCAGATGTGTCCGTCTTCAGTGAGCCATCCGCCGTCGTGGTGGTCGGTCCAGATCGGGCTGGCCCATTCGATCCACTCGTCGTTGGTCACGTCGTTCTTGATCTGCACGGCGTTATCACCGGGCTTCTTGAACAGCAGCAGGTAGTCGGCCAACGCCGGCCTGGTCGTGGCAGAGTCGCGGTTCTTCGTGGCGAACGCCAGAGCGTGCGAGCGGGTTCGGATGCTTTGAGCCTGCGGGTCTTTCCACACGGTGACTTCGCCGTCGAAGATCCACCCCGCGTCCTGAAACGCCCGGATCACTTCGCCGCGGAAGTCGGTCATGCCCATGTATCCGACCATCGACTTCGTGGTGGTCAACTGCTGGACGTGGATGCACGCCCGCCGTCCGGGTTTCGTCACCCGGAGCTGCTCGCGGATGATGAAGCCGTAGTGCTCAAGAAACTCCCCGCGGGATGAGGCGTTACCGAGATCCCGAACGCTGGGGCTGTAGGTGAACAGCGAAGCGAACGGCGGTGAGCAGATCGACAGGTCGACGCTGTCGGTTTCCAGTTCGGCGAGGCGTTCGCACGAATCCCCCAGGAGCAGCGACCAGTTGGCGCCGTGGGCCTCGTCGGTGATGTAGTCGGTCATTGCAATGCCTTTCTCAGAGCGCGCATTTAGCGGCGTATTTGGTCAGCCATTCGACATGAAGAACGATTCCGTGAGTCGGGCATGAGCCCTCGTCGCAGGACTTGCGGTTAGCCGGGTTGCGCCATTTCTCGCGGGCGGCCCGTTTCAGGGTGTCGGTTTCGATGAAGAAGCAGAAAGTGTTGAGCCCAAGTACGAAAGCCCAGAAGTCGGCCGTGGTCGTCTGGATTCCACTCGGAACCCACTTGCCGCGTTTGAAGCACTCGTACTCGACATAGACACGGCCGGTCTTTTCGTATTTTGCGTCGGTCTTTACTTCGACTGAACCTGCCCCGGCTCCAAGCGAGTTGATGATGTTCATGACAAACATCTCCCCCTGGGCGCCATAGGCCAGGTCGATGTCAAAGCTTGGGTGGTAGCCGTCTGCGCGGCGGTCTGCGGTGGTCATGACTGGTTACCCCAAACAGTCCAGCCGAGGCGGCATTTAGAGCAGGCGCAGCCGGCGCCAGTGCAGCGAGAAAACAACTCCATGTATGGGCCTGGGCTGGCTTTCATCACCAGCTCGTGGAATACCTCTGGCTTCGCGGAGTGCTTACTGCGTGGAGCCTCAAACCAGTTACGAATGTCGCGGGCCTGGGTTCGCATCGAACCGCGCACACCGAACAGGACTAGCTCGGTGCATGTTCGGAAGTAGTTACCCATGCCGATTTGCGGCTTCACCCAGACGAGATACGTCTTGTACTCAAAGCCCCAAGCCGCCATGACCTCGAATGCCTGCGGTAGGTGGCTTGATGTTGTCCACATGTAGAGGTGGGCGTTATCGGCTGCATGCTTCGGAACCGGAACCGCATCGAGGGCGCACAGTTCCTCAATGGTCATGGTGCCGTAGTGGTTCTCCGCTGCACCCCGGGCGGCGGTGTTTCCGTACTGCCAGGGCGGGTCAGCAACAAACGTCCGATATTTACCTTCGATGACCGGAGGCGGTGCTACTGGCGCATTGTCGGCCGCATCCTTCTCAGCCTTCAGATTCCTGACTATCTGGAACCAAGAACCATGCGTGCTAATGGCATTAGCACACTCCTCATCGGTTTGGAACCGCGCTGCAAACCGCATCCGGTGGCCGATTTCGGCTCTACTCTTGCCGATTCGTTCAGATACTTCCGTCAATATTCCAACCGGCAACCGGCCGTCTTCACTCCGCATTGCCAACATTTCGCGTCCAAAGTCCCACCGTGCACGCAACGCGCACGACTCGTTCTCATCTATCTGTTTGTCGATGAGCACCAGCGCCTCAATGTCGCTCACGCGGCACCCCTGACTCTGCGCATTTCCGCGACCAGCTCGCGGGTGATGGTGTTGGCTTGCCGTTCCTTGCGTGCCACATTGGCGGCGATCTGCGTCTCCAGGTCGGACACAATGACGTGCGCCCGCACGACCTCGGTCTGCCCGTAGCGGTAACACCGCCGGATCGCTTGGTAGTACTGCTCATACGAGTCCCCGAGCCCCACGAACGCCATCCGTGAGCAGTGCTGATAGTTCAAACCCTGCGAAGCGATAGAGGGTTTGGTGATGAGCACGTCGAAGTCGCCGTCGGAGAAACCCAGCAGCAGCCGGGCCTTCTCGTCGGGGTCAAGTGAGCCGTGGACGTTCACCGCCCCGGGGATAGCGTCGGCCAGGGCGTCAGCCTCAGAGTTGAGGCCGCACCACAGGATCCACGGTCCCGGGTTGTTCGCAACCAGCTTCGCCGCCCGATCAACGCGTGCGGTGAGGGTGCGGCGGCGCATCTCTGCCCGCCCGGTTACCCCGCCGATGTCGGTGGCGAACAGTTGCCCCTCGGCCTCAACGTCAGCAGTGACGATCTCTGGAACTACATCGAGTCCCGGCAGGTCGTATCCGGTGTCGTCGCCGCCAACATCGGATGGTCGGGTGAGCGCGACGGCCCACTGCGCCATCCACTCCATCATTGGGCGGCGGGCATGTCCCTTGAGTCGCCAACCGTCGCTGTCGTGGATGAAGTAGGCGGCGAGCATGTGCGTCCTGCTCATGCGCCCGAGCCATTCGGACTGGTTGGTCAGTTCCTCAGGATCGTTCGGTGCCGGCGTGGCCGAGCATGCCAGCCGGTGTGGAATGTCCTTCGCCCAGTCGATCAGCATCGTCCGGGTTGCCCCGGTGGACTGCTTCAGAATGGATGACTCATCAAGCACGACAGCGTCGAACGCGTCAGGGTTCAGCCCTTGAATCCGCTCGTAGTTGGTGACGTGGATCTGCACATCAGCGTCGAGGTCATGCATTTCGCGGACGTACTGCGCTCGGATGCCGAGCTTCGCAGCCTCGCGGACGGTCTGCTGGCATACCGCTAGCGGCGCCACAACCAGCGGCCTATCCCCGGACAGCCGCGCCCATTCCAGTTGCATGACGGTCTTGCCCATGCCCGTGTCGGCCCACAGTGCGGCGCGGCTGGTGCGGACGGCCCACCGGACCAGTTCGTTCTGCCAGTCGTGCAGCATGGGGTGAACATCAGCCGCGGTAACTTCGCGTCCGGGCTGCTCAACCTTCGCAACCTTGTTGGCGAGGAATTGCGCGTAATCCGTCACCGGGTCACCGCCGCCTCTGCCCGCAGCACACCGACCACCGAACGCCCGACGTCGATGCGGTTCTCAAGGATGCGGATGTCCGATTTGAGGATTCGCAACTCTGCCTCCGCGAGTTCCGCAGAAATCCGCTGATCGGCTGTGTCGATGGTGGCCTGGGCTTCCCGAGCCTGGACGGAACCACCAGCAGCCATGAATGCTTTTGCGCGCTCCACGGTCAACGTGTGTTTTGTGTTGACGGCCTTGCGTTCCGCCTCGTGCAGCCGTTGGCCGGCGTCATCCAACAGCCGGGACAGCTTCGTCAGTTCCTTGATGGCCGAGATGGGGGTGATGTCATCCACGGCGGGCCTGCACTTCATCCCGGGACGCCACACCCTTACGGGTGTCAGCCGCCAGCACTGCGATGATGGCTCTACCCCAGCTTGAGGTTTCCCCGTTGGCCCACTCAGAGTCCTTGGTGTACGGGGTTTTACCCGGTACAGGCTCACTTGCCGTTCCCATCCCCGGGCGCGGATCATCGGGGTTGCGGTAGGCCAGCGCGGTAAACACCAGGATTGGGCGGTCCAGCGTCGTCCAAGTGCCGTCCTCCCCCTTGACGGGGGTGGGAACCAGCACCATCTCCCACTTCGATTGCAAAGAACCCTCGGGGTATTTCTGCCGGAACTGTTCAATGCGTTCAGCGACGGTGACGTAGTCGTCTAACTGGAATGCCATCACGCCACCTCATCCGAGTGCTTCGCCGCGGCCATGACCTCAAAGTGCTCGGCCAGGCGGGTCAGGATCAGAACTGTGGCCTGCTCCGGTGGCTGGCCGGCGTTGCCGCAACGCTCCACAAAGGTGGGCGCCTGGGTGATCTCATGGCGAACCCGCAGCGCCGCCAGCCGGAAAGCGTTGTCAGCCCCAGCGTGAAAAGAATTGCTGTCGTAAGTCATTCGTGCCTCTCTAACCAATCGCAAAGCCCCCAGCCGATTACCGATCCGGCGGCGACAGCCAAACCAACCCCTACGTCCTGAAGGCTTGAGAACAGCCCAACCGCGGACCACATGACACCGAGCAGACCTGCAACCCACAGCGCCGCCCTAAGACTCAGCAGGTTCATGAGGCCACCAGCGCATAACAACGCAGCACCAGCAACACCTGAGGGACTCCATGCAAAGCCACCACGGTCCTGCCCAGCCGATCCGACATCGCGCACCGATTCAGAAACCCGTCGCCGTGCTCCTCCACCAGCCCGATACCCGCCACCCGCGCCCGGGTCGTCAGATCCCGCGCCTCGGTGCCCTCGTGGCGAATCCACATCGGCCCCCTGCACTGCGGGCACAGCGCCTCCGTAGCGGCGGGCAGCCGGTTGCGGATCGCTGTGACAGCGTCCCCGGTGACGCCCATCCGGGCGCCCAACTGGGAGGCGGTGACAAAGCCGGGGCCGGCGTTGTACCAGACCGTGTCGGGTAACAGCCGGTGCCACACTTTGCGGACGATCAACTGCCGTTCGGTTGCCGTCAGCTCCCCCACCGGCCGCGCACCTTCAGCCACCCACTCCACGGCAGCCCAGTCCACCCGCGCCGCTTCCCGCAGCTCGGCCTCCTCAACGCGGCGACGGCGCAGGCACTCCCGGCACGACTGCCCGCTGTTGATGTCGCGGGCGCGTCGTGGTGTTCCGCAGTCGGCGCACGGCTCGTAGGCGGTGGATGTGCAGTCGCGGCACAGACCGGGGCGGGCCTGG